TTAGGGAAAGAAATCCCTCAAAGAAAAGGAGCAATCAAATGGCATTAACAAGAGCTTTTTTAAAGAGCATGACACTTACAGACGAACAGATTTCCGCAATCATCGAAGAACATTCTGCAACCGTTACAGGTTTAAAAGGCGAGATCACTAAATACAAAGAAGACGCAGAGAAAGTCCCAGAACTCCGGAAGAAATTGGAGGACTACGAGAAAGATGATTGGAAAGGCAAGTACGAGAAAGAACACGCAGGTTTTGAGAACTACAAAGCCGAACAGGACAAAAAAGCATCCTACAATGCAAAAGAAACTGCATACAAAAAGATGCTTGAAGATTCCGGCGTGTCCAGTAAAGTAATTAACCTTGCACTAAAAGCATCAAAAGAAACTATTGATAATTTAAAAATCGGAACTGACGGCAAATTTGAGAATGCAGCAGAAGTAGAAAAAGGCATCAAAGAAGCGTATGCCGACTACATCACAACTGAAACGACTCAGGGCGCTAATGTATCAAATCCACCGGGAGGAGAACCGGGGAAAATGACCAAGAAAGAAATCATGGAAATTAAAGATGCAGGCGAACGTCAGAAAGCGATTGCGGAAAATCACGAACTTTTTGGATTTTGAAAGGAGTAAACAATGCCAGGAGTAACTACTAGCACTGTATTAAATACAGATAGCACCCTCAAAGCGAGAGAAATTGATTTTGTAACAAGATTTGAAAAAAACTGGGATGCATTAAGAACCATCTTGGGAATCGTTAGACCTATTAGAAAAGAGCCGGGCACTAGCTTAGTAACCTACGAAGCGCAGATGAAAGATGAAGCTTTACAGGGCGGCGCAAGTGTGGGCGAGGGAGAGGCAATCCCTTTTACGCAGTTTAAAGTTGTGGAAAGTAAGAGAGAAGATATTGTCGTAGAAAAATACGCTAAATCTTTAACTCTTGAGTCTGTGGCAAAATGGGGCGCAACCGTTGCGATTGAAAAAACAGATGATGCCTTTATGGTTGAGCTGCAGAACAAGGTTTTAAAGGATTTTTACACATTTTTAAAAACCGGAACATTAAAAGGAACACAGAAGAAATGGCAGAAAGCACTTGCAATCGCAAAAGGTGCTGTACTTAATAAATTCGCAGGAATGAACAGAAATGTAACCGAAGTCGTAGGATTTGCAAACGTAATGGATTTTTACGACTGGTTAGGTGATAAAGAGATTACTGTGCAGACAATGTTTGGTTTACAGTATATCAAAAATTTCTTCGGCTTCTCCACACTGTTCCTTCTCCCTGACGACTATATTCCGGCAAAAACCGTCATTGCAACACCGGTGGAAAATATTGATTTATATTATATCGATCCCGGCGACAGCGATTTCAAAAAGCTTGGGCTGGACTACACGACATCCGGTGAGACAAATCTGATTGGATTCCACGCAGGCGGAAACTACACAAACGCCACAGGCGAAACATACGCCATTATGGGCATGAAACTGTGGGCAGAATACCTTGACGGTGTTTGTGTAGTTACCGTTGGAACTACAGAAACTATCCCGGAAGTATCAAGTTTAAGTGGAAAATAAAAGGGGTTGATTGAGTGCTTTATGAAATCATGAATCACATTCACAATTTCTTCCCGGTCAAGGGGGCGGCGATCACAGGAAAAATAACAATCGGGGAATGGATTTTTGACACGCATATAGATGCAACGGCAGACACCAAAGACCTACGTTATTTTGACACTGCGATTCGCCTCCCACTACAGAACGGGCAGTATTATTTGATAAGCGGCTCTATTTTTAATGACGGGGTTTATCAGTATCACAAAGGCGATACTGCCCCGTTACAGGAGGAGACATTTGACGGTGTAGTGGTTCCACTGGCTATCCCTAAACCGTTTTTGTCACTGGTGGACGAAATCAGCGAGTGGCAAGCGAAAAACGGCAATTTAGGAGCGTATCAGTCGGAGTCATTTGGCGGCTATTCGTACAGCAGAGCAACAAATAGCAAGGGCGAGACCTACACATGGCAAGATGCCTTTAGGGCGCGCCTAAACCCATGGAGGAAAATGGCATGAGTTTAATCAATGAATTTTTACAGGATTGTATACTCATGGATAAAAAGCGCACTTCTGACGGCGAGGGTGGATTTATCACCGAATGGGTCGAGGGCGCTAAAATACAGGCGGCAATAGTCCGAGATACCTCCATGTCTGCCAGAGTGGCAGAAAAAGAGGGTGTAACAGCAACATATACAATCACTACAGCTAAAACAGTAAAGCTGAGCTATCATGATGTATTAAAAACAAAAGACGGAAAAATTTTTAGAGTTACATCAAATGCAGGAGAAAAAGAAACCCCTGTATCGTCCAATTTAGACATAGCACAGGTCATGGCGGAAAAGTGGGAGTTAACGTCATGACCCCAACGGCGGCACTGTATCAATTCTGGTCATCCTTCGGCATAACTGCATATCCGTCTAACAGGGTGCCGGAGGACGCCACTTTCCCTTTTATCACATATGAGCCGATTATAGCAAACTGGTGGACAGGCGCGGCCGCCGCCAGCACTGTAAACGTATGGTACCACACAGAATCAGAGGCAATTCCGAACAAAAAGGTAAAAGAAATCAGCGACAAATTACAAGGGGGAACCACGGTCAAGTGCGATGATGGAATCATTTTTTTATCACAGGACCAACCGTGGACTCCTTTGGTCGATGAAGCCGACTCGTCAATAGTACGCAGATACACAGTAATAACTATGCAATTTATAACTATTTAACGAGGTGAGCAAATGAAGTATACACAGGTACCTTCTGACCTTTTCAAAAAAATACAGATTAATGCCGGTATTATTGTATCAGCTTTTGAGCCAGAAAAGGGCGCCATAACAGCAACTAACATCCTCATGGCAACCAGCGGCGGTTGTAGTTTTAGCGCAGAGCCGTCCTTTACGGATTTCGGGGAAGATATTGACAACGTACCAAAAAACACGATGGAACTCAAGGAAATTGAATCTATTGAAGTAAAATTATCAGGTACAGCCGTTACTATGGATACCACACAGGCTAAAAGCTTTATGGCGGCGGCAGACGTAGAAGGAAACAAAGTAACACCAAGGGCAGATTTAAAAGCAGAAGATTTTAAGGATATTTGGTGGATCGGTGACTATTCGGACGAAAATTCCGGGGATTCCGCCGGATTTATCGCGATTAAAATTATGAATGCCCTCTCAACGGGCGGATTTAAGATTAAATCAGATGATAAATCCAAAGGAAATTTTGATTTTGAATACACAGGGCACTACAGCATTAAGAACGCAGAGACAGTACCTTACGAGGTCTATATCAAAACAGGCGAAGTGGCGTAGGAGGTAAAGCATGAGATTATCAGAATTAACAGCAGAACAGGGTTTAGAAGCGATTGCGAATTCTCTTGAACATATCGGAAACATTGCAGACGATGATGACGCGCTTAAGCTGTGCCAGGAACTTGTGCCGCGGGAAGGTGAGAAATACATCAAAGTCTTTGCCAGGGGCGCTAAAACAGCCCCTAGACTGTTAAAAACACACAAAGATGACGTAATTGGAATCTTAGCGGCGTTTGAATTACAGACAGTTGAGGAATACAAGAAAAAGCACAAATTAATGGATGTTATCAAGGGTATGGTTGACCTCGTCAATGAGCCGGAGGTACGTCAGCTTTTTTTCTCAGCGCCAACAGGCGAAACCGGCGAACACTCTGGCGATGTGCAGGAGAATACAGAGGCAACAGCGTAAAAGGCTTCTTGTTGTATGTCAAGGCTAAGATTTTAGATGATACAGAGGAATTAATTTACAAGCGATACATGGCCGATGGGCTGAAATATGTAACCGAAAGCATTTCGCAGGCATTCGGTGGGAAATATCTCTATGTATCATTTTTTGATTTAATTAATAGCGATAAAAAGCAAACAGCAACAAAGACTGGCGAAGAAATAGCCGCAGACGTCATTAAAAAAGCCGGATTGGTGGTGATGAGTGGTTGAATGTGATGGAATTGTTTGTCACTCTGGCAATCAAAGACACCGCATATAAGCAGGGGCTGAAAGACGCAGAAGGTAACGCCAGCTCGTCCACATCAAAAATCGGCGGGGCATTTAAAACAGTCGGGAAGGTGGCTAAAACAGCCATGGCGGCTGGTTCTGCCGCCGCTGCTGCATTTACAAAAACGTCAATAGATTCCGGAATGAATTTTGATACCGCGATGTCTCAGGTAGCAGCTACTATGGGAACAACCGTAGAAAAAATAGAAAACGTTAAAACCAAGGCCGAGGAAATGGGGCGCACAACAAAGTACACCGCAACGGAAGCGGCCGAAGGCATGAACATTCTTGCCCAAGCCGGCTTGTCGGCGGATGAGCAGATTAGCGGCATCGGGACAGTGCTTAACCTTGCCTCTGCCGGTGCCATGAGTCTGGAAGAATCGGCATCGTATACCGCTGGAGCTGTAAAAGGCTTTGGTGACTCAATGAGCAATGCATCTTATTATGCCGATTTGATGGCAAAAGGTGCTACTCTTGCCAATACGGACGTAAGAGGCCTTGGAGAGGCTTTCTCAGGCTCTGCCGCCACAGCGAAAAACTACGGTCAAGCGGCGGACAGTGTCACGCTTTCCCTGCTCCGCTTAGCGGAACAGAACGTAACAGGCTCTGAGGCATCTACGGCGTTAAATAGGGCAATGGCAGACCTATATACTCCGACTGACGACGCATCAAAAGCATTAGATCAGTTAAAGGTATCCGCTTATAAAACAAACGGCGAAGCAAAAGACTTTAACGACCTCGTAGACGAGCTGAATGGCTCTTTACAGGGTATGACAGCGGAACAAAAAAACAACGCTCTTGCTACGATTTTTACAACGCAAGGTTTGCAGGCATTTAACAAAATGACCGCATCAAGTGATGCGACTGTGCAAAAATTCTGGAAAGGGATACAGGATTCTTCCGGCTCCGCGGCACAGCAGGCGGCTACACAGCTAGACAATCTAAAAGGTGACATAACCTTGCTATCTAGTGCTACAGAGGGCTTAGAACTGGGTTTTTACAATACTTTTTCTGGCGCTATCCGTGGTGCCATCAAAGGTGTAACAAGCGAGGTTAGTGGATTAGCTGAGGCGATGGAATCCGGCGGCATAAGCGGCGCTTTTTCCAAACTGGCGCAAGATGCGATTAATTTTAGTGGTCAGTTGCCGGGGCTGACAAAAATCGGCGGCGACCTCATAAACGGTTTAATTTCGAGTGTTACTCAAAATTCTGGCAGTATTACAACTGCTGTCGGCCAACTGTTAAATAATCTCGCCTCTACGATTTCCGTAGGACTAAATGTATTTACTTCGGTCGGAGTTAATTTGCTGACGACTATTGCCAGCGGCATGACTCAGGGCATCCCAACCTTTTTGGGGCAGGCGTTGCCAATGATAACGCAATTCACGGAGTCTCTGAGGAGCAACGCAGGAAATTTGATAAATGCAGGTTTGACTCTTATCCAGAATATCGCACAAGGATTGATCAACTCTATCCCTGTATTGATTGCATATGTACCTACAATCATAACAAATTTAGCCGGTATTATTAATGATAACGCGCCAAAAATCCTTGCAACAGGAGTAACGATCATAACAAATTTAGCGATTGGCTTAGTTCGCGCGATTCCATTATTAATTGCTAATTTACCAAAGATTATTACAGCCATTCTAAGTGTGTTTACGGCGTTTAACTGGATAAATCTTGGAAAGTCGATTGTAACAGGCATTGCAAATGGTGTGAAAGCACTTCCAGAAAAGATTTCTGGATTTGCAAAAACAGCAATGGAAAAATTCAAGAATTTGCTAGTGAGTGGTGCCAAGGGAACAGCAAATGCTTTCAAAGGAGGTATGAATGGCATCGTAACAAGCGTCAAGACCATTTTCTCTAAGATGGTCAGTGCCGCAAAGAACACTATCGTGTCTTTTAAAAATACGGTAGTGAGTGGGGCGAGAACTGCCATGAGCAGATTTAAGAGCACTTTATCAGGCGGTGGCAAGGCCGCAGCCATAGCACTTAAAAATGGGATTTCAAAGATTCCATCCATAGTAAAAAGCACCTTGTCGAAGGCTTGGAACATTATTAGAGGCATTGTATCTAAATTCAAAGGAGCGTTTAAGTTTTCTTGGTCTCTTCCACACCTAAAATTACCACACCTGAGCGTTTCTGGCGGTAAAGCTCCGTTTGGTATTGGTGGAAAGGGATCTCTGCCATCATTCCACGTTAGCTGGTATAAAAAGGCTATGGAAAGCCCATATGTATTTTCTGATGCCACCTTATTTGGAGCAGGAGAAGCGGGAGACGAAATGCTATACGGTCGTAGCAGGCTGATGAGTGACATTAGAGAGGCAACACGGGGAACAAAAAACGATGTAACTATTAATGTAACTGTAAACGGTGCAGATAACCCAGAAGAATGGGGAAGAAGGATGGCAAGTGAGCTTAGAAGGCAGGTGAAAATGGCATAATGGCAAAGAAAAAGAAAAAGTCTGCTGCTCCCAGCGGTCTGTCTATATCGAGAGACAATTTGAAATTTACAATATCTTGGAAAATACCGGCGAAAAAATATGAGGATGGGCAGTGGCTGTGGTACCGCCTACATACAAAAAATGCCGGTGCTTCCAAGTGGGATTGGACAAAATGGAAAGAAATAGATGTGGGAAAATCAGCAACAAAAAGAACGGTAGCACTTGATGCAAAAAAATATTATCCTGTCTCATCAAAATTATTAAACGCAATAGAATTTAAGGTAAAGGGCAAAACAAAAAGCGATAAAAAGCATACCTATACAGCCGCATCCTCTACAAAGACGTTTACCATTTATGCACCAAATACCCCTTCTGTTTCTTATTCCCTTGATGATACCGGTGCAAATAAAGGTGCATTTACCTGGAATACATCATACGAGGCGAATGATTCAAGGCATTTTGCAAAAACACAGGTACAGACCGCATTAATGACAAACTATAGGGGTGCCATTGCAAACGCTCGTTTTGCCAATTCGCCCTATACAGGGGCTTCCGGCACGTGGGAAATAACAGAGGATGGTTCCCCGACGCAGAGTATGACATTTTGCCGTATTGTAAGGGTAAAATCAAGAGGATGCGCCGGAGATTCCGGTTGGGGCTATGCATACCATTATTACAGTATCCCAGAACGTCCAAACATACAGAGCACAGGGAGCAAAGAGATAGGCTCCTCTAGCCGCTATGTATGGGCAAACTGGGTGCAGGCATCGCCACAAGACCGCCCTGTGGATTCCATGGAGTTACAATACGCTATAGACACGCCAGAAAGCGGAGAAAGGTATACCGGCACATCGTGGAGCACAGGAGTAACTGTTGCGTACCATGATTATACAGTGTCAGCAGATTTTAACACAGACGATGGTATAGCGGAAGACCAGATCATGTGGACAAGGGTGCAAAGTACGCACGATAAAAAATATGCGTATTCTGAGCCACGAGTAGCGGCGCGGGGGGCTTTAAAATCCCCGTCATTTGATACGGTATCGGCAACGGGAACAACACTTACCATCAATAGCGTTGAGCGAAAGACAGAGGTTCCTGACGCCAAAACAGCAATCTGGATGAAAATAGACAACGAGGAAAAAGGCGTTATCGCGGTCACCGATAAGGAGGGCACAATCACAGTTACGTGTCCGGACGTTTCCGGCGGCACTGAATACCAGATTGCCCTCAAGAATTTTACCGGAACTTCTACGCCTCAGAATGGAGCATCTGGCATCACCTACAAACTTAGCCCCCTCATGCAGTCAGGGTGGATTTACTCAGAAACGAGAAAAATTGCGGTTCCGCCGAAAAATATAACTGCAATGGCGGTAGCATCTGATACCGTAGAATTAACGTGGGATTGGTCATGGAAAAACGCAGATGCGGCTACTATATCATGGGCAGACCATGAGGACGCATGGATTAGTACGGATGCCCCAACCAGTTATGACGTGGAGGACAGGGAAACAACGTGGCACATCGGGTCCCTAGAATCGGCAAAAACATACTATTTCCGCGTAAGATTGCGGGATACGTCCGGGGACGAGGAAGTACTGTCTCCTTGGTCTGATACGGTTTCCGTATCTCTGAGCGAGACCCCAACGACTCCTACGCTTGCAACGACAGAAAATTATCTTGCCATGGACGACACAGTTATTTGCAGTGTCGGCTATACCGGAAACAGCAAAGCGAGCATAAAAATAGCAGAAGCGGTTAACGATGAGCCGGTTAAAGGCAAAGATGGAAACGTCGTTGTTTTAATGATGTCTTCCGGCATGGAGACATTATCGGAAACTATTGAAAACATTAATAAAATCTATACTGCAAGTGGTCTTTTGAGCAATCTGTGGAATGTAGGAGAAATCCATTATTTAAAAGCAATGGTTACAGCACAGGGAGGCAAGGAAGGTGCATGGTCAGATTCTGTGGCTGTCGAAATTGTTGCAAAACCTACAATAGACAGCGTTGCAACGAATCTCGTCTCGGAAACAACGGCATATAATTCTGGTGATGTTACCACGGAGGCAGCCGACCAGACAGTACCGGAATCATCGGAAAGCACAACAAATTATTTAGAACAGCTACCATTAACGATAGCCCCGTCCTTTGGGGATTCTGCTGGCACAGCAAAAGTAACGATTATCAGAGACGAGGATTATTATATTCTGCGCCCGGACGGATTAAAGGAACAGCATTTTGCCGGCGAAATTATTGCCAGTTTTACCGGTAGTGAAACAGATAACTACAGTATTGCCTTGGGCGACCTGATCGGGCAGATGGATGACGGTGCAAGGTACAGTATACAGATTGCATTTACAGATATTTATGACCATGTGGCAGAAAAAAAGATACCGTTTGTTGTGCGGTGGAAACATCAGCCGGAAGTACCAACGGCCACTGTAAATACGATTGCAGACAATAAAACAGCAAGTATTGTTGTCGCTAAACCAACTACATACGCTGACGGGGATACATTTGATTTGTACCGAATGAGCGTAGACAGGGCAGAACTGATTCTGGAAAATGGGGTTTATGGCCAGAAATATGTTGACCCATACCCTGCGCTAAATGAGTACGGCGGCATATTGGTTGTAAATAAAACCGCCAACGGCGACTATATAACAGTAGATAGCTCGTTTGCATGGTTATACAACGAATTTTCGATAGCCCACGAAAAGGCAATCATTGATTTTGACAGTGAATCTATCGAAATCCAGTATAACCTTGATTTAGATAACTCATGGGATAAAGATTTTGAGAGGACAGTATACCTTGGTGGCTCTGTACAAGGTGACTGGAACCCTGCAGTCACTCGTGATTTAAAAATTGATGCAGTAAGTATCTCGCTAACAGAACCAACGATGATTGAGCAAATGAGACGCCTCGCAACGTATCCCGGAATATGTCACGTTAGGACGCCGGACGGCTCGTCTTTTTCCTGCGATATACAAGTATCGGAGAAAAAAGACCACGATAACAAAATGCGGACAGATTTCTCGCTAACGATTAAAAAAGTGGATTCGGAAGAACTGGATGCTGTGACGGAAGAGCAGTGGAGCGCAGAACATCCTAACGAGGTGATGTGATGGATTGGAGCAAAGGATTTTCAGCAAGATATATTTTGACAACGGTTGACCCCAAAACATGGACAGATCGGCAGGAATTTGAATTTACTGAGGGCAGTATTGACCGGGACAGCACGTCAGATTTAAGGGAATCTGCCTCTGTCACAATGACGGAAAAGATAGCAGACAATGAGTGTTGGATCCGCATTTACCTGCAAGCCAGACAAGGAGGGTCAGGAGTAAAAGTAGCACTGTTTACTGGCTTGACCGCCTTCCCGGAAAGAAAGCTTGATGGTGTTAGGGAAAACTACAATATTGACTGTTATTCTGTCCTTAAGCCAGCAGACGATGTGATCTTCCCGCGTGGCTATTATCCCCCAGCCGGTAGCGGAGCAAAACAGATTAAAAATCTGCTCAATGATTGCATCCCTGCCCCTGTGTACGTCGAGGGAACATCGCCGATAACTACGGATGACATCGTTGCAGAGGATGGGGAAACAAGGCTCACAATGGCACTGCATATTTTAGACGCTATTGGTTGGCGGATGCGAATACTTGGCGATGGAAGTATTGTTATCTGTGCAAATGATAATAATAGCAGTCTTACGGTAGGAATTAACGCGAACGACATCATGGAGTGTGACGTAACAGACACATTTAATTGGTATGACACACCAAACTGTTTTATGGCAATACATGACGATTACGGCGCAGCCATCGCGCGGGACGACAGCCCGGACAGTTATTTATCAACCGTCAGCCGGGGCAGGGAAGTGTGGAAATCAGAAACAGGCGTTGAATTATCCTCTGGGGAAAACATAGCAGCATACGCTGTTAGAAAGCTAAAGGAATTGCAGAACCCTGCTAGAACGATACAGTACAGCCGCCGATTTTTTGAGGACGTTCTTCTGGGCGATGTGGTCTTTTTGAATTATCCTAGGCATAATCTTACTGGGAAATTTAGAATAACGTCACAATCGCTGTCGCTAGAACATGGTTGCCGCACAAAGGAAGAGGTGGAAAGCGTTGAATGAGTTTGTAAAAGAGATTGCCTCGGCGATGAAGCAAAGCAAAACAAAAGCATACGATACAGTTGCAAAAGTCCTTCGGGTTGACGAAAAAACAGCATATGTCCACATTGACGGCGGAGCAGATGAAACCCCTGCGCAGATGGCTATTAACTGCAAATCTGGGGATACGGTAAAAATACGTGTCTCCGGTGGAAAAGCATGGCTTACTGGAAATCTTACATCTCCACCAACAGATGATACAGCCGCAGAAAAAGTAAAACAATCGCATGAAAGATTTAAAAAAGGAACCGCTAAAAATTTTGGGTTACAGAACAAAAAAATTATTAATGCAGCTAAAACTGCAACAAATTTTATTGATTATATAGATGGTGTTGGACTGATAGTTGGCGACATGAGAGGGAACACCCTTAAACAAAATACATTATTAGACAGTAACGGGATGGCGGTGCGAAACGGTAGCAACGAAATTGTACGGTTTGGTACAGCACCTATCGTGATCACTAACACGGACGGCGATAAAACTTATGAGGGCTCCGGCTCCGTGATGCAATCCGACCGCAACATTGTTGTTTCCACCCAGCAGACAAACCCAGACGACATCCATGGCGGCGGCAAGGCGGCTCTGGAATTGTATTACGATAAAACCAAGGACACCACGGGACTTTCGTTAACCGTCAAAGAGGGCTCGACGTATAGCGACTTGTACGAGTCTATGGGAACCGGGATGTATGTCGATAACCACCACATCCAATTTGTATCTAATGATGTAGAGTGCATCTTGGGCAAAAATAACATCTTGTGGGATGCTAACGGCATAGGATACTGGATGCTTGCAGAGCATAAATTTACGCTAAATGAGCCAATATCAATGCAACCGACCGGTGCCGTATTTGTCTGGAGCCACTATAGTAATGGAGCTTGTGATAATTGGTGGTGGACAACGTTTTTTGTACCTAAACAGCACGTTGCCTGGCGACCTGGAGATGGTATGTTAATGAGCAATCCATATTACGGATTAAATAAATACCTATATATCGGTGATACATTTATACAGGGTACTGACAGTAATAAATCTAATAACGCACAAAACGGAATAGCCGTTAACAATCAAGGGTTTGTACTGAGATATGTGTTAGGAGTGTAATTATGGAAGAATATTATATTGGATACGTATTTGATGGTTTATACCCACCAAAAGCTGCGCAGTGGTGCAACGAAAATGGTACGTGTCACATCGAGGCAAATAAGGAAGGAAAGTATGAAATCGTTGAGAATGTTGACCGAGAAGAACCGGAACACCTATTTAACGATAACACGCCGTCCATACCAGAACTAAACAAAAAAATAGAAGAGCTTACAAAACAAAATGAGATGCTCACAGATTGCGTGCTAGAGCTGTCTGATAGATTTATGCATAAGGAGGTGGAAGTATGATAGCTAGCGGGACAATAATTATTGATGGACAGACATACCGCAAAGGAGATGTTATACACGATTTAGGCGGCTGGGATTGCATAGACACAGACGGAAGTAAGCGATATTACTGGGGAAAGTCTTCTGAAGTAGATAAATTGCCTCATTACGTTGCAAGTGGCTCAACGGCGTTATGCGTAGACACAGGGGAATTATATGGCTTTTATGCCCCTGATAGCAAGTGGTTTTTACTTTAGGGAGGTGTAGAGCATGAGGAAAAGTGGTTTAACGGGAGATGAGGCGTATATACTCTCAAAACGTAGGAAAACAACAGAAGACCTTGGCCCGCTAAAAAAAGAAATTGGTTTGATAAAGGAAGATTTATCAAACAAAATTACAAAGTTCTATGCCTCAAATCAGGGCGAAACTCACATCATTGATTCCGACAATGGAAAGATTCGAGATATGATGATATATGGCAAATCATCACAGGATGGAACGCCAACGCCAGAGAATCCAGTTGAGATTAAGAGCGTTGTAAATCCTACAGTTAAAGTAACAAATGAAGATGGATTAAAGGTTCAATCTGTTACGCTTAACAATATCATCCTTAACGCAATTCCGGTCTCAAGTGGTGGCAACGTCACAATTGACGGACAGCAGTATATTGCGGATTATGTGGATGTGGAACGTGGGATGCTGGTGAAGAGAGTATATGAATATGTTTTTTCCGGTAAAGAACGTTGGACTGCTGCTGTAGATGGTGCACAGTATCTGGCATGGCGTGTAGGTGATAAACCCGGCATTATAGATAGCATATATGACAAAAAATGTATATGTTCTTGCCTGATTGCAAACATTCTGAGTGCAACGAGAAAAGGTGAAAATTACATATCGACTCAATCCCTTGATGATACGTGTAGAGTCTGGGTTTCTGCTAATGTTGCAACAAGTAAATTAACAGGAGAAAAAGTATTTTTAGCGTTAATAGTTCCAGAAGAAATCTCCCTTACTCAGGAAGAAATTCGGGCATTCAAAGAATTAGCCGCCTACTACCCCGTGACCAATGTCAATGTCGCATCAGAGCAATTGAATGGATACACAGTATTTAACTATCCTGTTTCGATGGAAAATGGATGGAACTATGTAAAGCAGCAGTTAAATGACAACCGAGATTATATCTATGATATGGATTTGCAATCCACAGAAGCCTATGTCAACAGCGAATATGCAGTAGCATTAACAGAATTGGAGGTATAAATATGTTGTATAAAACACTTTTAAAACTTAAAGAAAGAAACGGACTTACAGATGATTTAAAGAATAAGATTGATGTGTTTTTTGCAGTTGGGAGAATCACAGAGGAACAGTACAATGAGCTGATGGATGTTAATAAGGAAGAAGAATCGAAAGCGGAAACTAACTAATTAACTAAAGAGGGCTTTAATTAATTTATGAAAACAAAAGAAAAATAATTTTTAAGGAGGAATGGAGATGGTAGATATCATGTTACCTTTAATAACTTGTATTTTTGTAGTTTTTGATTTGGCTAGTGGCGGAGTAGCTGCCTGCGCTAACCACGAGTGGAAATCCTCGGAAATGAGGAAAGGATTGTACCATAAATTTGGCTCCATTATGCTGGTGGTGCTTGCGTATCTTATCGACTACGTCCAGAAATATGTAGACTTGGGCTTTCGGGTGCCTATTGCCGCAGGCGTGTGCGTATACATCATTTTAATGGAGCTTGGCTCTATCGTGGAGAATATCGGTAAAATTAACCCAGATTTATTGCCGGACAAGGTTAGAGCAATTTTAGGACTGGACAAAATGAAATAAATTTACGTAATTTTTGCGTGTTTGAGGTGATGCAGTGAACAGAAGTTTGATAAAAAAACTCTGGAAATTAGGCGATAAACAATTTATTGATTACGCCTTGTCGTGTGCCCGCTTAACTTTGCGGGAGCGTGAAACTGTACAGTACTTGCTTTTTGATGGATTAACACAGGAGCAAGCCGCCGAGAAAATGGATATAAGCACGAGAGGATTACAGGGGCTGTGGAGTTGCGCCGTGGAAAAAATTTTGTTAGTTCCCGGCACGATCCCATACATAAACAGCCTTTAAAAAACTAAAGATGATTTAAAAATTGCGCAGAAATAAGCACACTGTCTTCGTGGTGGTGTGCTTATTTTTTTGCGATAATAAAACTATAAGGAGGGCAGAGAGATGTATCAATATTGGAACCCAAATCCCGCGGCGGCAAAAGTGGGAGATTGCACCGTGCGCGCTATCTCAAAAGCTACAAAGCAAACGTGGGAAGAAACATATATACAACTTGCCCTGTACGGCTTAATGTTGTCAGATATGCCCTCAGCCAACGCAGTGTGGGGTGCATACCTCAAAGATAAGGGGTTTAATCGCTACATAATCCCCGATGAGTACATGACCTGCACTGTCTCGGAATTTGCAAACAACCACCCGGAAGGAGCTTATATATTAGCACTGTCAGGGCACGTTATAGCGGTAATTGATGGTAATTATTACGATACGTGGGACAGTGGAGCAATGACACCAATATATTACTGGCGGGAAGGAGGAAAATAAATGTTCGGTTATCCACAATATCCACAACAATATCCACAGTACTCGCAATACCCACAAACAGATTATCTTGACCAACTAAATCGACTAAAACAACAGCAGGCACCACCCCAACAAATGCAACAGCAGGCCAACCCCGATGAACGGATTTGGGTACAAGGGCAGGGCGCGGCGGAGGCATATTTAGTGGCACCAAACTCTTTTGTCCGCCTGTGGGACAGCCAAGCGCCAGTTTTTTACGAAAAAAGAGCAGACCAGACGGGCAGACCGTTTTTAGAGGTGTTTGAATATAAGCGTAAGGGCTCAAATTCGCCCACAGCGGAGCTTTCACAATCTAGCCAACCAATCAACTATGAGGAACGCTTAAACGCCTTAGAAAGGCAAATGGAGACGTTAAGAAGGAGGGTATTGAATGAATCTCAATCCAATGCAGATGATACAGCAGTTTCAACAGTTCAGGCAGCAGTTTCAAGGGGACCCGAAGCAGGAAGTACAGAATCTGCTAAATAGCGGGAAAATGAGCCAGCAACAGTATAACCAGTTGCAGGGTATGGCAACACAGTTTCAAACCCTTTTAAAGGGTTTTAAATAAATAAAAAGGAGTGATTTCATGGGATTAACAACAGACGGAATGAGCCCGGCAGATTTGGCGGCAGTCACAGGCAACAATAACGGCGCATTTGGCGAGGGTAACGGTGCTTGGTGGATTATCATTCTTTTCCTCTTTATCTTCTGTGGATGGGGAAACGGAAATGGATGGAATAACGGCGGCGGAGGCGCGGTAGATAACTATGTATTAGCTTCTGACTTCGCAACCTTACAGCGCCAGATTGATAGCGGTATTTCCTCCCTTGAACGCAAGGGTGATGCCATCAACAGCGGTATTTGTGACGGATTTTATGCGATGAATACCTCTCTTCTCAACGGATTTGCAGGAACAAATAGTACAATTCAGCAGAACGGCTATGATACACGGAATGCAATCCAGCAGGGGCAGATTGCAGATATGCAAAGTTTCAACGCTTTGCAGGCACAGTTAGCACAGTGCTGTTGCGATAACAAACAGGCTATCGCAGGTGTTAACTACAATATGGCGATGAATACTAATGCGATCCAGCAGGAAGTTACAAACGGCTTCTGCCAGACAAACTTTAACAACGCAAACAACACAAGAGACATCATCGACAACCAGAATAATAACGCTAGAGCTATCCTTGATGCCCTCACAGCGCAGAGAATCGAAGCTAAGGACGCTAAGATTGCCGAGCAGAATCAGCAGTTATTTGCGGCGCAGTTAGCGGCTTCTCAGGCATCGCAGAACGAAACCTTAAAGGCGTATATGCAGGGACAGTTTACTTACTACAACCCTAGACCGGTGCCGGCTTTTCCGGTTTCCGCACCATATCAGTACGGTAACTGTGGATGCAATACCGGTTGTGGATGCTAAAATTTTATAATTAGCAGCTTCCTGCGTTGACGGGATTGTTCGGCTTGTGCCGATGATGCTTATAGCGGCGGGGCGATCGTTCCGCCGTTTATTATTAAAAAAGGAGTGATAACGTGGCAGAATTTACTAATAGCAATATTGTAACCGTGGCAGCGGGGCAGAATTTACCGCTCACAGAGACAGCCGTAAAGTGCGGTAGCTGTATTACACACCGGGAGGGGGCAGGAATTGTGACCCTTAGAGGCCTTACAAACCAGTGCAGGGCACGTTATAAAGTCAGCTTCGGCGCTAATATCGCCATACCTGCCGGTGGAACTGTGGCACCTATTTCTATTGCCCTGGCAATCGCCGGAGAGCCATTAAATAGTGCGACAGCAATCGTAACACCTGCGGCCGTAGGCGAATATTTTAATGTATTTACAGCGGCATTTATTGACGTTCCGCGCGGGTGCTGCATAACGATCGCAGTCGAAAATACATCTACGCAGGCAATTAATATAGCCAATAGCAATTTAATCGTCGAGAGAGTAGCGTAAAGGAGGGCCAAGAATGGAATCATTACACAAATTAAAAAAAATGATGTGCAGAGAGCTGGACGAGATTTCCAACAAAGGCGATATGAGCGCCGGGGATTTGGAGGCAGTCCACAAACTGACAGACACAATTAAAAATATCGACAAGATTATGTATCTGGAAGGTGGTAGCGAATACAGCCGTGGCGGCGACTGGGACACGTCAGGAAGATACAGCCGCGGGCGTTATCCTGACATGGATTACGGTGATTATAGCAATGCCCGTAGAGGTCAGCACTATGTGAGAGGCCATTACTCTTACAACGATGCAAAAATGCAGGTAAAAGAGACCATTAAAGACATGATGCATGACAGTAATCTGTCTAGCACAGATCAGGCGGCTCTAGGCAGGGCGTTAGCAGAATTAGACCGATAAAAGGAAGGGGTGCCGCAATGATTAATATGAGCGAAATTAATGCCGAAATTGCGGCATTAGAGGCAGGAAAAACAACCTACGCCACTTGCGAACGGCTTTCGATTTTATACAATGTACGCAATAATTTGGAGCCAGATAAAGCACCAAACCAATCAACACCAAAAACAGCATATTATTCTTACGCATCCGAGCCGGAATCTGAATTTAAGGAGGTAGCCCGGAAAGCAGACTTTGAGCATTTGCTGTATGTACTTGACGAACACATGAAAGCCATAGAAGCAATGTATCCGCGAGAATATCGTTCGGTTTTGCGAAAAATAAAAGAGGGCGCTTGAAACGTCCTCTTTCTTTCTGTATAATGTAACTGTATCTCCTTTATTTTTAATATTTTGTTATGCAGTAACTGGTTTTAACCCGGTGGTTACGGCTAGTTACTGCATAACAAAAACTAAAAAAATATAATATCCTCCACAAATTCGTTGGGGGATATTTTTATTTCTTTTACAATACTTTTCCAAAACACCTGCTTGCCTTGTTCGTCTAACTGCATATACATATCTTTCCAACCGTCAGGAAATCTGCTTTGTATTTTTTTCTTAGTTTCCAACTCTTCCGTTGCGGCGGTCTGGGATAGTTCTTTTAATTCCTTCGATATAGCCTCATATCTTTCGTCATAGTATTCTTCTGTTATCCTACCTTTTTCAAACATTTTGTTAATTCTTCCTAGTTCACTGGATAATTTTTTCTTTCTTTTCCCCACATCGCTTCCGGCTGCCTTCGCACGACCTTCCACCCTTAATACATCTAACTGTATTTTTTCTTCGATGTGATTAAGCATATATGTTTCTAATTTTGGTTCAGATCGCGTGTATGTTTTGTGCTTTTTCGCGGCAGATCTAGGGCATTGATACACTTTATACCTCTTTTCTTTCTTGGCCATCGTGCGCCCAGAAAATCTGTAACCACAAATTGGGCAACGTATCAGCCCAGAGAAAATATAAATACGCCTCTTACAATCTACCCAACTTTTCTGGCTGGAGACCTCTTTAATTCTTTGTGCCTGCTCCTCTGTTATGTATGGCTCACAGTAGTTCTTTACGCCGTACATTTCCCCATGGTACGCCGGACTGGACATAATTTTGACTATCCTGGTTCTAGTCCTTATAAAATCAGGGTATTTGCTCAAAATATAATCGGCTGTTTCCATTTTAGAAAACGTCTGGAAATAATGCTCAAACATATCCTCAATTATTCCTCGCATCTTCTCGTCTTTTACAATCTTTTTCCCTTCTACGCGATACCCCACCGGCACCTTTCCGCCAATATACTCTTTGTTCTGCCTCTTGAACTCCATGACGGAGCGTATTTTCTCGCTGTCCCTGTCTGCCTCTGCCTGCGCTACAGATAACATGATGTTAACTTTAAAAATCCCCTGACTTGTCTCTGTCTCGTAATCCTCCCAAATAGCCCGCCAAGGCACTTTACACGCATCAAGGACACTTTGTACCTCATAGTACCCTGCGACAGCTCTAAACCACCTGTCAAGGCGTGTAAAGAGTATTATATCAATCTCATGTTTCTTGCAATCCTCAAGTAACTGCAATAGGGCAGGGCGTTTTGTGTATTTTTTGCGTGCCGAAATGCCGGCATCGTTGTAAATACCGGCAACTGTATACCCCTGCTCCTCGCAATATTTTTCAAGCGCATCTATCTGCGAATCAACGGACAATCCACTGTTCTTCTGCTCTTGCGTGCTTACTCGCACGTACAAAGCGGCTCTTTTCATTTATTTCCCTTCCTGCCTTCGTACCTCCGGGGCGGGTGCTGCTAATTTTCACTAGCTTTCTCCTGTGCAACCTTTTCTCTGTACTGATTGCGATCATCTATATATTTTTGCAGATCTCTGCTTTTCCCACGCTTAATATCTGCTATGCACAGCTGTATCTTTTTTTCTCCTTTTCTGCAATAATCGGAGCAATACAAATGGGATGCTAATTTCATCCCGGATAATACGACCGGGGTAAAAGGGCGTTTACAGTACTGACAAACATATAATTGATTTGCCCTCATTTCTGCCTTTTTTCTCTTTTTTTGCTCAATATTCTCCTTTCTTCGCTTATTGTAACTGTCTAACCCTATTAACCTACATTTTGCACTGCAATATTTTTGCAAGCTCCCCTCAACAACATACTCTTTCCCACAAACAATACACCTGTCTGTGCTTCCGAGGGGGCGTTCTGCCCCATAGTATTTATTAGCTTGCTTTCTTCTATCGTCTATTTTCCTCTGACAGTCAGGGCACCTAAAAGATTTAGGTCCGCCTATAAATGAGCGGCCACAATCTTCACAAATTTTCTCTTGCCTTGTGCGCTCTGCCCTCAATTTTTTGGAGCAATCATCGCAAAAGTATTTATCTGCCAGCCCCCAGAACGGTTTTCCGCAATTCTGGCATATTTTTTCGTGAGTCCTTCTTGGCATTAGCACTCCCTCCTAAAAGATATATAAAACCTCTGCATCTTCCATGATGATGTCGCCATCGTTGATGTCATATTCTACGCGATCGGAACCGAGAACAATAAATTTCTCCTCCGGAAGGCAGCAAGGATATTCTTTTTTAAATCTTTCAATAATCTTCTTGATGACCTCAAGATTTTCCTCGTCGCTGTCCATGTCGTCAAAAAGGATGGCTCTTGCGGACGTTCCGTCCATCACCTCTGGCTCTGTTTGGTATGATGATAAATCATTCTCAACGTCCCAGTAAAAGGAATTGCGGGCGATGTCGCCGACTTTATAATCTTCGTCAGCACAAGTTCTTCTGATTCCAATAGTATCATAGCTGCATTTTTTGATTGATTCTAAAACTTTTTCGTACATCTTCTTTTCTCCTTCTTTATTAGTAAACTACGCATTCTTTAGCTACAACTGCTCTAAGATTTTTAAGCTGAGATACCCATACTTTCTTAGCTGGATTCCATTTTGCATCAAAAATGTATTTGATGTGTTTTTTTACTTCGAAAGTTTCTCCAGAGATTTCTCCATTCTCAAGATTGATTGTCAAGTCGCGACCGCTAAACATAACGTCAACTACTTCTGGCATTTCTTTAGCTAATACTTCTCTCTTAGCTTCTCTCCATGCATCTTTTAAACAAGAGCTAAAGCTCTTTCTAGGGTATCTTTTCTTTGTTTCCCATGCTTTTTTCATAATGTTTGATAAGTTGTATCTTTTAACTGATTTTTTCATTTCTTTGTATCTCCTCTCTTGATTTAATCTTATTGTACACGATAATGACTACTATGTCAAGAGAAAAATACACGAAAATGTATTATTTTTTATATTCCACGATGTCGCACACTTGGCAGTCTAATTTCTCACACAAATACATAATTGTATCTATGTTCACGTTTCTATCGTGTCGCAACTTGTTGACCAGCGCCGGGGAAAGATTAAAACTTTCCTTATCTAATAGGTTGGAACGTTTTAACCCTCTGCGTTCTAGCGTGTCCCACAAATTACTATATGAGATACTACCTTTATATATGTTACTTCTTTTTCTTGCTCGTGTTTCCATTTAAAAAAGCCTCCTTTTATTGTTATAAATATATAGTACATTATTTTGAAAGAAATATCAAGAAAAAAATAATATATTTTCGTGTATTTTTCTCTTGACATAATAGTCACTATCGTGTATAATGTGAGTAAATCAAGAGAGGAGATACAAAGAAATGAAAAAATACAATTTATCAAACATTATGAAAAGAGCATGGGAGTTAGTTAAAAAGGCAGGTCTTTGCATCTCCGAAGGATTAAAGAAAGCATGGAAGGAAGCAAAGCATATGGGAGAAATCACAAAAGGTTCCGTAAAACAGATTGCATGGGCGAAAGACATTAAAGAAGGCATGATCAAAGCGTTGAATATCAGTTTAAAAAACGAAAAAGAAAGTGGAAGTAATTATTTTGTTTCAATTAGAGAAAAAAATTTAATCGACATCGAAAAAATAAGTGATGCTAAGTGGTTTATTAATCTTTTTATAACTGCTAAAGAAATTTACAAGGCTGAAATTTGCTTCGGAAACTATATGACAAAAGAAGAATTAGCCGATGATTATGCTAGTCTTGTAAGCTCTAAATTGATGGAAACTTTTTAATAAGGAGGAGAAAAAAATGATGAAAGAAGCAGAAAGAGCAAAAAAAGAAATGTTGGATTTTTTGAAGAAAAATGAATCTACAGGAACTGCAAAAGAGGACTTTTGTGAACTCAAAGAGAAAACAGAACAAGCTTTCTTTGTATCACTCGCGCTGGATTTGCGAGAAAGACGGGCTAAACTTTGGATGAAAGGAAAACATGATGAAGTAGATTCATGGGCACTGTCAAAAATTCACGAAGCGTTAGTTTCTGACAGAAAAACCGAAGTAAGAAAGATAACGGACATGGTAGAAAAAAATACTCACGCCGCCCTGCGAAAACAATTTCCAGATTTGTACGATTTCCTGTACGCCTGCAATGACGAGGAAACAGAAAACAAACAAAGA